GAGGAGATTGTACCTCACCCGTTTTGGATAAGGAAGGTTTCATTGTAGGGTTTTGGACCCACGGTGATGGTGAGCAATTTGGTCGTTTTGAGGTTGTCTCCGATAAATTGATTGATTTCATTCGTCATGTGAAACCCGTGACACACTCAGGGCTGGATTTTCAGTCTACCCTCCGCTCCCGTCAACTATGACCGAGCAATCGGTCTTTGACCGGTTCCCTGATAAGTATAGAATTAATACTCAGGGGGGGGCTCTTTTTAGAGCCTATGGTAGTGTGAGTGAAGAACACGATAAATGGTTACCGGAAACTCATTTTCCAATCGTCGGCTTTATGCCTAGACATCCTCGTTATAACAATCGTCGATCAGTTGATCCGTTTGTTGAGATGTACTATAATGACGTTGGTTATGAAACCCCACAGGAATGGGGTTTGCCGGCACCAAACGAAGAAGCCTCATACAAGTCTTTATCAAAATATGCTAAAGATGCTCCGTTCATGGATGATGAACAGGTACGCGATATGAATCGTGCTTGGAGGTATACTGCAACAATCTTCTATCCGTATATGCAAAATGCATGTGTGCGGCCACTGGAGCCAGTGGTAGATAAACTCGACAAAACTACGTCGTCGGGCGCACCTTATAACACAATGTACGCGACTAAGGGCGAACTCTTGGAGCATGATCCAACTATTTTGGAAACTTTTGCTCAGAGTTGGGAGTTGCTAGCTTCTGACCCTAATCATACGTACTTGTGTACGAATTCTTTGAAAGAAGAGATTCGGCCTACTGAAAAGACGTTGCAGAATAAGATTCGAACGTTTACCGCCATGGCTGTTGATGCAACAGTGGACGGTAATAGGTTATTTGCGGATATGAATGAGAAAATGAATTCGGCTTGGTTGACTTCACCATCTACGGTTGGTTGGAGTCCCATGAATGGAAATTGGGCACGTTTGATTGAAAAATTGCAGACCCATCCTAATGGCTACGCTCTTGACGAGAGTGAGTACGATTCAAGCCTGCGATCCTACATGATGTGGGGTTGCGCACGATTCCGTTGGACATGTTTGAGGGAGGAGGATCGTACCCCCGCAAACTTACAACGCATTAAGACATATTATAGGAATCTAGTCAATACATTGATCATTTCGCCAGAGGGCGTGTTAATTTTGAAGCTCGGAGGTAATCCCTCTGGAAGCTGTAACACAATTAATGACAATACTTTGATTTTGATGACCCTTTTATCCTATGCCTGGATTCGAAATGTTCCAGAGAAGGAAGAAACATCTCCTGAAGAGTTTCTACAAAATGTGTCGATGGCCCTGTGTGGTGATGACAATACATGGACTGTATCTGATGAGGCACATCCATTCTTTAATGGACGTAGTGTCTGTGAAGAATTTAGTACCATTGGTGTTATCACGACGTCTGATTGTTATGATCCACGTCCCGCTGAAGATTTAGATTATCTTAGCGCACACACGGTGTACCTGAAGGGAATAGCAGTACCTCAGTATAATCGTGGAAAAATTTTGACATATTTATTA